ATATGTTACTCGTGAAGCTATTCAACTTATACGCACAGAACTTACAAAACCAACAAAAGTTCAACTTGAACTTGTACTTAGTGGTTCACCTAACACAGTAGAAGCTATATTTCCTGGATTTTATATTACCTCAGCAACATATAATGCAGATTCAATTAATTTTGATTTAACAATGATTAATTTAGCACGTGAGCCGTTTCCGTGCTATAATTTTATTCCAAGCTATTTTCCGGGGTTATTCTAATGGATTACAACAAATATATAGGATTACCGTATGCTAATAATGGCCGTACTGAGTCTGGAGTAGACTGCTGGGGTTTAGCTTGCTTATTTTATCGTGATGAACTTGGTATTGAATTACCAAGCTATAGTGAGCTGTACTCTACGGCTAATGATCCAGAAGTTGTTACTGCTATTAACACACATCGCGATAATTGGTTGCTGGTTACACAAGCTGTACCTGGTGACTTATGCCTTTTTAATATTTACGGTGAGCCTGCTCACGTTGGCGTTTATGTTGGCGACAATAAATTTTTGCATGCACGTGAAGGCCGTGACAGTGTTATTGAATCCCTGTCTAGCTCACAGTGGTCAAAGCGTTTCCAAGGATTTTATACATATAGCAAACAGGCTCAAGTATTTGTAGCTGGTACACCCCACCCACTAAAAACACAAGTTGTTTACGACTGGACTGTGGCAGGTACTACTGTCGAAGACTTTGCTAGTTTTGTTAACACTAAATACTCTGTTAGTGAGCGTTTTGCATCACAGTTAGCTATTCTAGTAGATGGTCAGGTAATCCCTAAAGATAAATGGGCAACTACTGTATTAGAAGCAAATCAGACTATTGCTTATAAATCAGTTGCACAAGGTCGTAATGCTACTAGATTATTACTGACGATTGCAGTAGTAGTAGCAGTAAGTTTAATAGCGCCGCAACTTGCTCCAGAAGCAGCAGCTGCTGTAAAAGCAGGTACTGCAACATTTGCACAAACAGCAACGTTAGCAGCAACAACAGCTGCTTTAAATATGGCAGGTATGGCATTAGTTAATGCTATTGCACCTGTGCGTATGCCTGGCCAAAATCCAGACCCTGGTAGTGCAGCATCGCTAAATTTGTTTAGTGGTGCTAGTAATCAAGCTAACCGTTTTGGCGCAATACCTGTTGTACTTGGCAAAATGCGTGTAACAGGTGTACTAGGTGCTACTACATATATTGACACTTTAACAGATACTAGTTTAATCAATATGCTGTTAATTTGGGGATTTGGCCCCTTACAAGTAACAGATATTTGTGTTGGCACAAGTCCTGTTAAAAACTTCTATGGCCTTGAAGAATTTGGACAAGACTTCCCAGCCCCAGTTACTTTAGGTGGATATCCTACTGATGATGCTACCGCATTTAACAAATTGTATCCACGAGATGTAGAGCAACAACAAGTAAATGTACTATTGGTCAATAATGCTGAAGACGGCAATCCATGGCAAAACGTAGTTTTAACTCAAACAGACACTACTGCTATTGACATTGCATTAACTTTTCCAGAAGGTATGCGCCAATTAGTAGTTAGTGGCGGAGATGCTGGTAAAGTAAATGAAGCAACAGCAGCCGTTGAATTTCAACTACGCAAGTTTGACACTACTACAAGTGCATTTAGTGCTTGGAATTCTCGTGCTAGTTATACACATGGCTCTACTGGTACTACTATCACAAACTATACAAATACTATTGGTCCAAATATTGGATATAATACTCTTGTAACTGGAAGCGGTGGTGAAGGAGGACAAGATTATAACATCTTTATTCCATTGTATCAGTGGTTTACATATGCATTAAGCGAAACGGGCGAAATTCGCAGATTTGATGGAGCAGCCACGGATAGTCAAAATGCAGACCCCTCCGCAAACTTAGTAGCATTATATAGGAAAAATAACTATGCCGGCTTACTAGGTAACGATGAAGACCCTCTTACCTATAGTAGACTACCACAAATACCTCAAAATGGTTATATAAAATTATATACAATCTGTGTTTTTCAAAACGCAGTTGTAAGCACCACTAATCATGTACAAGGGTACGTAGGGGCTACAGGGCTTGGTTTAACAACTACAACAGTAACTGAATATAATAGCTATAACGACGCTACCGAAGTTAAAGGCGTAAAAGTAGAAATTGCTAGTGGAATAGTTTCACGTTTTAGTTCCTCACAACCAGCAGTTGGACAAGAAGTAGGTGTATTTAGTACACGAAATATGTCTGGTGTAGTAAACCGAGTTAACTATCGTTTTTGGGCAACTTTTACTAATACACATGCAGTTTGGGATGCCTCACAACCTACTGCCATGGAGTTTGATAAAACTCAACAAGTTAATTTCCCGTATACTGGCTACTACAAAATAGAGGCCAGTGCAGATGATGAAGGCAGTGTGTTGGTTAATAATCGACAAGTTATTGGAATACCTCTTCCAGGGTATTCAAGTACAGTTGTTAACTTAGTGTACTTAGAAGCAGGAACTTACCCAGTTAGAGTAAAAGGTAAAAATACTAACCTTGGTGATGCTGGTGTTGCTTGCTATATAACTTACACTGAAAATGGTGGTTTAAATAATTTGGCTACTCCTGAAACTATTATAAGTTTTGGTAGTCCTGGTTTATATCATAAACGCAAAGATGCTTTTAATTTCGTTTATAAGATGAAGAATTTAGCCCCAGGTCAATATGAAGTTCGCGTACGTCGTGTAAATGATGATGTTGCTGAGCCAACAGCAGATCTGCGCAACTATAACAAAGTATCGTTGCTAAATGTTACAGGCTACGCTAACCCAATAGATCCTGCAACTGGACTACCTCAAGGACCCCTAAACGCAATACCAAACACATATTTAGCACGTACAGCACTAAGGCTCCAAAGTACTAGTAAAGCTAATGGTAATGTTGACGGTGTTAATGCAGTAGTTCAAACAATTGCGCCAGACTGGAACCGTACAACACAGACTTGGGTAACCCGACCAACAAGTAACCCAGCAAGTTTATTTGGTTATGTGCTAACACATCCAGCCAATGCTTATCGTATTAAATCAGCTGAAATTCGTCAACAAATTGATTTGGCTGCTTTACAAACATGGCATGAATATTGTGATGACAATGGTTTTGAATTTAACAGTGTAGTTACTCAAACTCAAAGTATAATGGATATCTTACGAGACATTTGTGCCGCCGGTAAAGCAAGTCCAACATATGTTGATGCTAAGTGGTCAGTGATAGTTGATAAGCCTCGTGCTTATATAACACAGCATTTTACTCCACATAATTCCTGGGGTTTTGAAGCCACGAAACTATTGCCAAGATTACCAGACGCGTTCCGTGTTACTTTTGCAAACGCCGAAAAAGCGTATCAAGCAGATGAAGTTTTAGTTTTTAACTTTGGTAAAACCAAAACAACAGCAGAAGTTTTTGAAGAATTAAGCCTACCTGGAGTAACTAATTTACGCCAGGCAAAACATCTAGCCCGTTGGCACTTAGCACAAACAAAATTACGTCCAGAAACATATACACTTAATGCTGATTTTGAGTATTTAGTATGTAGTCGGGGTGATTTAGTTCGCGTAAGTCATGACGTTCCACTGTGGGGCACAGGTAGCGGTCGTGTTGCAGCTAAGTCAGGATCAACACTTGAACTAAGTGAACAAGTATATCTAACATCAGGTAAAACATATCAGATTAGAATTAGGTTAAATACTATTTCTACTACTCCTGGTAGCGATAGTATACTACTAACATTAGCACCTATTACTACCAGTAACTGGTATAGTACGATTACTGTGACTGCAGCCGTACCTACTAGTGTTGAAGTAGATAATTTATATATGCTTGGAGAAATCGCCCAAGAATCACAACAATTAGTAGTACTAGGTATAGAACCTTCTAGTAATTTAAGTGCGCGTTTAACACTTGCAGATTATAGTCCTGAAATATATTCAATAAATATGAATTCGGAAACTGAGCTGCCTTCATTTAGTGCAAACATATCGGGTTCTAGTACAAGTACTATACAAAATACTATTACTCAGGCGCCTGTGATTGTTGATGCGGTAAGTAGTAGTGCTATTGCAGAAGAAATATCTCGTGGCACGTATCAAAACGTGTTAATGATAAGTTTTGCAAACGTACAGGGGTTAACTTCCCAAGCCCAAAGAATCCAGGTACAAGTTATAGTAGGTGATCAAGAATTTGATTCAGGAAATTTATTTGGTATCTACAGTATAGATAAGTCCGCAGGAAGTCTAAGTATTCCAGGCCTAAAGACTCTTACAATTTACAAAATTCGTGCACGTTATACTAGTTCAACAGGTAGCGTAAGTGGGCCTTGGTCTGACACATTCTACACAACTAGCGAAGGCAAGACTATTACTGGTTCTATTGCGCCACTGTTGACATTGGATTTAGATAGAACTGATATTGTTGTAACGCCAGATACTACATTAAAAACAGCTGACTTTGCTACTTACGAGTACAGGCTGTACAAAGACACAGGTGTAGAAGATTTCTGGGAATTAGTCCCGAATCCTGCAACAAATAATATTACAGTTATTAAAAGTGACGGTATAGCTAGGTTTGATCTTCGCAAACAACCAAGACCAAGACTTTCGGCAGCTGGAGTTACTTACCGAGTGGCCTGTAGAGCACAAGATAGACAAGGTAATTACAGTACTACAAGTACTCTAGGAACAATAGTTGTTAAAACTATTACTTAAAGGATAAGCATGGCGGCACATTTATACCCAGGCGTAAAATCATTACAGTTGGTATTAGATAGACC